TCTATGACTATATCCCGAGTGATAAGCAGAAGCAGTTCCACAGTGACGTACACGCGGATCGTCTTTACATTGGAGGAAACCGATCTGGTAAGTCACTTGGTTCGACTATTGAAGCAATCTGGTGGCTCACCGCCTCACATCCTTTTAGAGACGTGCCCGATGGACCAATACGAGGACGAGTAGTAGCCGTTGACTTTCTAAACGGTGTGGATAAAATTATCCTACCGCTTTACAAACAATGGCTACCCAAGAGCTTTTTGATCAACGGATCCTGGGAGCAGAGCTACTCTAAAGAGCGCCACGTACTTACCCTAAACAACGGTTCATTCGTAGAGTTTATGTCCCAGGACCAGGACCTAGACAAGTTTGCCGGATCCTCTAGGCACTTTATCCACTTTGACGAAGAGTGCCCACAGTCAATCTTTAAGGAATGTCTTGCCCGACTGGTTGACACCGGAGGTGTTTGGTGGATGTCCCAGACTCCAGTTGAAGGTATGGAGTGGATCTTTGACGAAATCTACACGCCAGCTAAAGAAGGTAAGAAGAACATCGGCATCACCGAAGCCGAGATCTACGACAACCCCTCATTATCTAAAGAAGCTATTGAGAAGTTCCTTGACATGCTTTCTCCGGAAGAACGAGAGGTTAGATCCAAGGGTCAGTACGTTCACTTAGGTGGCGCTGTATTCCCGGACTTCTCACCGGTGACTCACTGCATCCCCAAGGGCGTCTTTATGCCTAAGCAGGGCTATCGAATTGTACGTACCATGGACTCTGGCTGGACTAACCCCACCGTCTGGCTATGGCTAGCTATTGCACAAGATGGCACAATCACAGTATTCCGGGAGCACTATGCTGCCAAGAAAACCGTGGCTGAACACGCCGAGATAGTCAACAAGATAACCAAGGAGATTGAGGATGACTATGGCTGTGACGTTTGGCTGACTACGGGAGATCCGGCAATCAAGCAGACCAAGGAGCATAGCGGTACGTCGATCTTGCAGGAGTATCAAAAGGCCGGCATTTACATCTCTGTTGACTCTATTCCGACGGATCGTAGGGTAGGCTTAGAAAGGCTTCAGAAGTACTTCAAGATCAACCCTAAGACAAAGAAACCGTTCTTGATGATTACTGATGATTGCCCTCATCTGATAGCTGAGCTGCCAAAGCTTAAATGGAAGAAGTGGGCATCTGCTAAGATGGCAGAGCAACACAATAAACAAGAAGACATTAGAGACGTGAACAACCACTGCTATGATGCTCTTAAGTATGCAATGACTTTCATGGACGACCTGACCCCAGACAAAATGGCCGGCCGCGAAGTTGACGAGAGGTTCCATAGCATTTTCCAGGAACGGTTCTCTCCCGTCACCCCCATCTCCGATACTGACGACAGCGATTCTTGGGGAAGAAGCTGGAGAAATTTCGGCACGACGCAAAACTTAGAAGGATGAGATGACTAACATATTTGATAGAAGTTACAGATTTTATGAAGCCGGAGCACCATTTCCTGGTGTTTGCCTTGCTTGCTCAAATGTTAACAAGCTGTGGGATCTCGGCATGATTAGCGGAACAAATCGCGGGGCTTACCTTTGCGACATGTGCCTACAGGATCTAGCGCTTTTTGCTGGGTTTATCCTCAAGGCAGTTTACGAGAAAGAAACTTCTGATCTAAAGGCAGAGGTTGCAAAACTAGAAGATCAGATCCAAGCATCACCGAGACTAATAAAGGAGCTAACCCATAATGTCAACTCTCTACTTGGCGAGTTTATCACTAGCCTTGCTAGCGTCGCTAGCCCTAGTAAGCCTATTCAATCTGAAGGTAATCAAGCCGACGCTGGAGTCCTTGCAGACGTCGCTGGAGCTACAAATACAATCAGCAAGGGAACAGCAAAGGTTACTAAGCCAAGCGTTAAATCTGCTAGCAAGTAAAGACCCAATAGCTTATCAAATGATTCAGGCTGCTACACCGGAGCCAATCAAAGATGTAGGCTATAATGGACCATATGTATCGGGCGAAGAATACGAACAACTTCTGGCCGACGAAAAGCGTATGAAAGACCTCTGGAAAGATTTGGATATAGACAATGGCAACTGACGAACTCGGCAAGGAAATTACCGTAGCCGATCAAGCCCTCTACCAAAAGGATCCAGCCATGCCTGGTGAACTTGTCGAAGACAGTATCCTTAATAAGTTTAAAAAAGACCAAGACTCAAAGAAGCTAGTAGCTTGGATCAAGGCTGAATACGAGAAGTGCAAGTCAGCCCGTAAGAACGAAGAGATCGACTGGTACCTACAGATTGCTTTTTACAACGGTAAGCAGTACCACAACTGGGCAACGATCAATGGTAAAGAAGGCCTTATGGAGGAGCCTAACCCGGCTAACCTTCCACGTATCACCATCAACCGTATTGAGCCAGTAATCCGTACAGAGATCGCTAAAACAACATCTCAGCAACCATCTGCAGCAGTAGTCCCAGCATCTAACGATGAGGAAGATCTACTAAGCGCTACTGCCGGAGAACAAGTCTGGCAGGCCGTATACGACAAAAACAACTTCCAGACTGAGATTTTGCAGAAGGCAGAGTTCTGGCGTGCGGTATGCGGTAACGGATTCATCAAATGCTTCTGGGATCCAACCATTAAGCACTATGAAAATCAGACACTTGTAGACCCGATGACTGGAAACAAGACAGTACGCAGGGCAGTTTCTACTACTGGTGACGTCAAGTTTGAAGTAGTCTCTCCATTTCACTTGTTTATCCCAGATCTATCTCAAGAGGACCTAGAACAACAGCCTTATATTTTCAACGTGTACACAAAGAGCGAGCAGTGGGTAAAGCAGAACTTTAAATCTGTACTGCCTAAAGACTTTGTTCCAACAAAGGTAAACGCAAGCGAGATTCAGGATGCAGCAATTATGGATCTTCGTGGCGTTGACACCTCTAAGCCAGATTCAGTATTGGTTATCGAGGCTTGGATCAAGCCAAACCAGGTTTCCTACCTACCTCAGGGTGGCCTTGTAACAATCGTAGACAGCGAGATAGTTCAGTTGTCCAATACTGGTATTCCTTACCACCACGGACAATACCCTTTTGCTCACCTACACGGCATCCAGAACGGAAAGTTCTACCGTCGGTCAGTTATAAAGACGCTAATCCCGTTGCAGCGTGAGCTTAACCGTACAAGATCACAGATCATTCATGCAAAGAACTTGATGGCTAAGCCACAGATGATGTATGCAGAAGGTTCTGTAGACCCAAAGAAGATCACAGCTCGCGCTGGTATCTGGATCCCAGTACGCCCAGGATTCTCTATGCCTACCCCTGTTCCTATTCAGCCACTACCTAACTACGTGCTTCAGGAAGTTACCCAGCTTCAGCAGGACTTTGAGGATATCTCAGGTCAGCATCAGATTAGTCGTGGAGAATCCGGATCTGGAGTTACAGCAGCAACTGCCTTGGCTTACCTTGGCGAGCGCGATGACGCTTACCTAACAACAATCTTTAACAGCATTGAAGCTGGTGTCGAAAAGATAGCACGCCAAGCTCTATCGCTGTTTGTTCAGTACGTAGAAGAAAAACGTATGATCAAAATCACCGGCTCTGATGGATCATTTGATGCCATGATGCTTTCCGGATCTGACGTTGCCTCTGGTACCGACATTAAGATTGAGTCAGGCTCTGCTCTTCCAACTAGCAAGTCTGCTCGCCAGGCCCTAGTTACCGAATGGATGAAGATGGGCTTCATTAGCCCAGAGGACGGTCTACGTATCCTAGAGATGGGTATGCTCAAGCAGTACTACAACGTAATCAAGATTGACGAAAACTCTGCTCAGCGCGAGAACTTGATGATGAAGAAGATTACTGATGAAATTGCACAGCAGGTTGAACAGGCTTGGAACGCTGGAGCCGAGAATGGCGACATAGACAAGGTTGACCCAACAACTGGTGCTCCACTTCAGGTACCACCTGTTGTTCCTGTTAACGGCTGGGATAACCACGCAGTTCACATTGAAATCCACAACAGGTTCCGTAAGAGCCAGGCGTACGAGATCTTGCCAGATATTGTTAAGAAAGAATTCCAGAAGCACATCTCAATCCACGAGAACGCTTTGATGTTAAAGCAACAGCAAGAAGCTATACTTAGTGGTGTTGCGCCAGAACAGCCAGCTGATGGAATGCAGCAAGAACAATCACCAGGAACACAGCCGGAACAATCTGGCTTCACTCAAGAACAGTTAGGATAAGAGACATATGTCTGAGACAGAATTCGATATAAATCCAGAGGCGCCCATTGAAGACGCTCCTGCAATTGAAACCCCAGATGCCCCAGCCGTAGAGCCAGTTAGTGATTCTAAGGTTCACCCGGCATACGATGGATTGCTTGCTGAAATACCGGAAGCATGGCACAACAAGGTAATCCCTCACCTTCAGGAACAAGACCGTAACTTCCAGCAGCAGCTAGAGAAGTTCACCCCGTTCAAGGAGTTCATTGATAACGGGCTACAGCCTGACATCATCCGTGACAGCCTTCGACTAGCAGATGTTGCGCTAAACGATCCTGTTTACTTGTACCGCACTCTTGCAGAAAACCTACGTCAGCAGGGCTTACTAGAAGAAGCCGATGCTGTAGAAGAGCAGGCTGATGCTATTGAAGATGGCGACGATGAGAACTACGAGCTAAACCCTGCAATTAGAAAAGAGTTTGAGGCTCGCGATCAGCTAATCTCGCAGCAGCAAGAGTACCTAGAAAGCATTCAGTTTGAAGCTGAAGTGGCTCAAGAGCAAGAAATACTAAGCGAACAGCTTGAAGATCTAAACTCTAAGTACGACATTTCTCCTCAGCTTCAGAACCGCATTCTGGGCTTAATGGAAATCCAGCTAGAGCGTGGCGAAGATGCAACCGTCTACACTGCGGCACGTGAGCTTGCTGAAATTACCGGCATTCGATACAACGAAAAGGGCCAGCTTCCAAGCCAGCCAGCCCCCACAGTGATCGGAGCAAATGGTGGAAACTCCATTCAGACAACCCCTCTTTCTATTCCTAAAGACTTTGCGGATAAGAAAAACATGCTAATTCAGATGTTTGAAGAGCAGTCTAAGGCCCAAAGAAACTCTATTTAATACATAAGTAAACCCGTCCGTTAGCGAAAGCAGTGGACGGGTTTACTTGTATCTTAAGGTTTTATGGTATTCTAAATATGTCAATGGTACAGCCGATTCCGAGTCAGGGCCAGATGATACAAACAATCCCCCCTTTCTTAATTTATAGGAGTCATTCACATGGCAGGAACCTCAATTCTGACCTTTGCGTCAGAAGCAATTAAGTTGGTTTATGGAGATCTACACGAGCAGCTAAGGGACAAAAACCCAGCGCTACAGCTCATCGAGTCTTCATCAGCTAACATTACACAAAACGGTAAAGAAGTAATCTTCGATACTCACATTGGACGTAACCAGGGAATCGGTGCACGTGGCGTTCGCGAGAAGCTACCTGTTGCTGGAGCCCAGAAGTACAAGCAAGCTCACCTATACCTTACAAACCTATACGGTTCTATTGAGGTTGACGGACAGCTATTCGAGCAGGCATCCGAGAACTACCAAGCATTCATCAACGTTGTTGACAACGAAATCAAGGGCCTAAGAAAAGACCTAGCTAACGATCTAAACCGTCAGGTTTACGGAGATGGCTCAGGTAAGTTGGCAGTAGTTACTGCACAGCCTTCTTCTTCTACTTTGACCGTTGACACCGACCACTACCTACAGGTCGGAATGACCTTTGACGTGGTTGACCCAACAACTGGTGTAAAGCAGCAGTCAGGTGCAGCAAGCTCACTAGAAATCACAGCAATTAACGAAACAACCAACGTAATTACAGTGTCCGGTACCCTAGGTACCTTCAGCACTAACATCAGCGCTGGTGACTTCATCGTTCGTTCTTCCAACGGAGTAAACTCCTTCGGTAAGGAATGGACTGGTCTAGGTGCAATCGTTAAGGCAACCGGATCTCTACACGACATCGACCCAGCTAGCTACCCAGTATGGGCAGCAACAGAGGTGGCTCTTGGAACTCCAGGAACCGCAACTGGCGCTCTAACTGAGCTAGCTTTGATCAACCTAGTACAAAAGGTTGACAAGCAGGGTGGAGATGTAGACGTAATTCTTGCATCCCCAGGCGTTTTCAACGCTTACTGGGACTTGCTACAGGGTCTACGTCAGTTCACCAACGGTGCAACCCTTGAGGGTGGTCAGCGTGCATTCTCATTCGATGCAGTTGGCAAGCCAATCAAGTTCGTATCGGACTACGCAGCTCCACCAAGCACCTTGTACGCGCTAAGCTCGAAAGAGATTGTGGTTAACCGCAAGCGCGACTGGGCATGGATGGACCGCGATGGTTCTATGTGGTCACGTGTCGCAGACACCGACGCATACGAAGCACGTTACTACCAGTACTCTCAGCTAGGTACCTACCGCAGAAACGCACACGCGGTACTATCTAACATCACCGAGAAGTAAACAGTAAATAATTGCCCGTGGGGATAGACCCGTCTCATCTATCCCCACGGGTTTTACTTTATAATGGAGGCAGGAGATTATTATGAGCTATATAGAATTTGACAAAATAGACGGACTTTATTCACCGGATCACCGTAGAGTGGCTGAGGTTATCAGCGATCTTTTCCCTACAGTGAGATTGATCCGAGTAGACTCGCTACACCCAAGTTTTGACCCAGAACGACCATTTGCGCTAATAGATGAGCCACACATGCTACCGCCGTATGTAATCAGATATATGCGGGAGTCCGAAGTAGACCAGAGACTTGTTGCTTGGCTTGTAGAAAACAACATGCACGACGCGAACTCAAAGGTCAATAGACTCCAGATTTTAGAAATGGCAGAAGCCGCCATGAAAGCCAAGCGTGAGCTAGAATGGATGGAGGAAAAGAAGGACATGATGAAGTCCGTTATAAGTTCCCGTAAGAACGAATACCGCCACAATGGAAAGGTAATTAGGAAGTAATGCCAGCAGAACTATTTACTAAAACTGCTCTAGATGTCATAACCCGCGTCAAGACTCAGTTCGGAGACTCCTCCGGAGCTCAGATCACAGATAGCGCTATTCTGCGTTGGATCAACGACGGCCAGCAGGAAATCGTAAACAACAACGCAATCCTAAAAGACCTTAAGTACTCAAACGTTGTAAAGGGCCAAGCTGAGTACAGCTTCCCAACTGACAAGGTTCAGTACATCGAGGCTGTTTCAGTAAACAACAGGCCAGTAAGAAACCTTTCTGCTCAGGGAGCTAGAGAGTACATTCTTCAGCAGGATCCTCAGGCAGAGCAAAAAGCAGACATGCCTCTTATTTGGTACGAACGTGCCGGCATTATTACTTTTTACCCAGTTCCAGACAAGGATTACACAAACGGTCTAAAGCTTGAATATGTCAAGATGCCTAATGATGTAACCACCTCAGGAAGCGCTTTATCTATTCCAGACCGCTACCTAAACGAGTTAGTTAATTACTGCATGATTCAAGCTCTTGAGTTTGATGAAAACTACGCAGCTGCGCAGGCAAAGGCTGGACAGTTCAGAGAAGGCCTGGACCGCATGTACCTAAAGGAGAACCTGTCACAGAACGATCTGTACGAGCAGATCCTACCGGACCCGCTGGATTATGTCTGATATAGTACGGGAACGCTCTGCCGTATTAAACAACTTTTCTGGAGGTCTAAACAACTTCTGGGATCCTTCTGCAATCGCTGACACTGAAGTTCCATTCCTACAGAACCTAGAGTTTTCACCAACTGGTGCCCTATCTTCTAGGCCTTCTATATTTGACACTGGTGCAACTTTTCCTGAAGCCAGCACTTTTTTTAATATTCTAGGTTTTTACGTAGCTCAAAACGGTACACGATCTGCAATAGTCGTGTCGCCTACAAAGACTTATATCTGGAACTTAGCTAGCACTTGGACTGAAATTTGGAGCCACCCGGCAGCAGACTTTGTGCAGTATCAAGACTACGTAATCATGTGCCGCATCAATGGAGCTGGTGCATACTGGAACGCAAACGGAGCGCCGGGCTATAACGCTGGTACTGGCCTATGGACTGTAACTGGATCAAACACCTCCACCATTGCAACCATGCCCGCCGGTAGAGGAATTGAGCTTCACCAAGAACGCCTATTCTTGTTTGGCCCACTAGACAGCGCTTCTCAGTCCATTATGTACTGGTCAAACATCTCGGGTGAAATAGATGGTTTCCCTGGCAAAGACTGGCGCTGGTGGGAGCCTGCAACTAACCTGGTATCTGTAAACGGCGGAGATGGCCAATGGATCACTGGACTTGTTGCTGGATATAACGACATTACTATTTTTAGAAACGCTTCGACTTTTAGATACACATTTAGCGAACTCCCAGAAGAAGGTACGATTGCTAAGGTTCAAGACGGCATTGGAGCTGAGAACCAATACTGTATAGCGCGTTACGAAAACAGCCTTTTTGTACTCAGCGCTGATCAGCTGTACCTTTACAATAACGGAAACTTTACATCGCTTAATGACCAGAAGGTTAGGTTTGAAGAGCAGGCTGGATCAGGTAACTTAAAGATACGTTACTCGGTGTCGATACTTGGCTCTCGAGCAATAGTTAACTACGGTGGTTCTCTCTACGTTGCGCAGCTTAAAACGGGAACATGGTCTACTTGGAAGTCCAGTACTGAAATTGGTAGATTAGTGCAGCTCCCAACTCCTGCAAACAATATTGGTGAGGCTAAGTTTGCCTACGGTGTTTCAGCTAGCGCAACAGCGGCAAAGTGGAAGATGTACAAAATGCTTGATCACGTTCACGATGATAGCGATCCTGAAGCCATTGAGTGCATTCTGCGCACAAAGATTTACGACTTTAATTCGCCCACCGAATGGAAAAGAATGTACTGGTGGTCTGCAGATGTCATGGCGTCTAATACGGTAATTGCAAAAGCGTTCCCTGTGTCTCTTTCGGCTATTCAGACAAGCTGGGATGCAATGGATTATTCAGGACCTGGTGACACTGAGTATGTTGATTGGGATAAGGAGAACGATACTTGGGATAACCCTACAGCCACAGCGTCCTTTGCGTCTACCACAGTAGACACCGGCTATACCTATAAGCAGCGTCTAAGCCTCAAACTGGACCATGGACTACGCTTCCGTAGGGTATACTTTGAATTGTACTTAACCTCTGACGGGACGGTTAATACGTCGCCAGCCCAGATATTTAGCCTTACGCCAATGATTGGAACAAAGGCTAAGACTTCAGATAGGATAACTTAATGCCTAACACAGGTCAATATAATCCTTATGCTGCTGGTCAAAAGGTTTACGGATCAGGTCGTTACAACCCAACAATGGGTCCAGTTGACAAAGCCGGATACGCAGATAGAGACAGAAAAAGAAAAGTTAAGTTGAACGCTCTTAGGGCTAAAAACAAGGCAAGTCAAAAAGGCGCCTTTGCTAGCTCTAGTGTCTTAAGGTACGGTAAATAATGGCAACCACAGGAAAGAAAGCTACTGGAGCTGATCCAATGGCTAGCATTCTTAACGATCCTCTATACCAAGAGGCTTTAAAGTCTTACTACAACGAAACTTATGTTCCTGGTTTAACTCAGAGTCAGTACAACATTGGACAGGCAAGAAACAACCTAGTTCAAAACGACTTAACTCGTGGTCAGGCTCAGAAAGAAGCCATTCAAAGGACCGCTGGTGGGTACGCTTCTCGTGGTTTTAGATCTCCAAAGATGGTTACAAAAGACTTTGCGGCCATTCAGGGTAAGACTGCAGCTCAGCGTAGAGAAGAGCAAAACGTTATAAACTCTCAGCAGAATCAGCAAGATGTTCTTTATGGAGCAAACCCAGACCTAGGTGGTTTCTTTAAAAACCCTGCTGGCTATGGATCAATTGGTGCTGGTGCTCGTCGTGCATCTTTGGCCGAGCTGTTTAGCTTAACTGACAAATACAAAGACCTAGGAATGGGATACTAACATGGCCAAAGCACCCTACAACCCAGCTGATCCATTTAGAATAGGGGAAACTCTACGCTCTATTGGCATTAACCCAAACATTTTTGTTCCTCAGGGGACAAAGCCTAAGCTTCCTACGCCACAAACAAGAGGTAGAGGTTACTACCTAGGACCAGAAAGTATTGACGTTGGAGTAAAAAAACCAACACCCAAGGCTACTCCTGGTGTTGGTTTTGGCTCTGGCCCAAGAAGCGCTGACGGCCGCGATGGATGGGATGGTAAGCGAGGACCTAGTGCTACACCTACTCCTGATGGCGGTGGGGGCGGTGGCTATGGAGCGCCTGCAGGAGATCCAACTGCTGCAATGTTTGACCCATTATTTGATTTAATTAGAAGGCAAAGAGAGGCAGCAAACAACCGCTATGCAGCAAACAAGGGTGAAATTGAAAACATATTTGGCCAGCTAAGCAGCGCACGTAGAAGTGACGTAGCTAGCACAACTACTGCATACAACGCTCTTTCAAGTGCCGCTGCATCGAGATCTAACGCCGTTAACACAAACATTGATGCATCTGAAGCTGCAAGGCTTTCAGGTAACGAGTCAGTTTTGCAAAGCCTAGGACTTGGCGATGTTTCTTCTGCTCGTCTTGGTGACGTAGCTTCAGAGCAAGCAGCAACTGCAAAGAATGTTGAAGGTCTTAACTCTGCAAACTGGCAAGGATTGCTCAGCGCAATGGGAGCAAACGCTCAGGACATTATTTCTCAGGATGTTCAGAGCTATGGATACCAGCAAGGAAGAGACGTGCAGGATCTTCAGCGCAGTCTTCAGAACTACCAGCAGGGCTTGGACACTCAGGAATTCCAAACTACAGCTAAAGCTGCTGAGGCTAAATTCCAGTACGGCGAATCTCAGAAAGCCGCACAAGCTTCTGCTGCAGCAGCATTTGCTAATGCAAAAAACGCAGCCGATAAGTTTGCTGCTGAGCAAGCTCAAGAACTACTTAAGAATGCTGACCCGCTTACTAGAGCAATTGCTCGCGGAACACAGGCAGGGTACCCTAACTTCAACCCTACAAAAGTTGAGCAGGCCTACTTTAACTGGATGTCTACTCGCGGAACTAGCCCAACCTCAGCCGGATTGACACAGTGGAACAAAGTAGCGGCTACTGCCGATGCTACAAAGTATGCGGGTGGTCAGCTGTCTGAACGGGAAATGGGCGCACTTATCGAAGCCATCGGTAGTAGCTTTTAATATAGTAGGATTTAGCTATGGCCCTAAACCCTGAGATACTCAAAGCGCTTGCTGGCGCTTCCGGAAAAACATCCGGTGCTTTTAACGCCGAAGCAGCTAATGCCGGCATGGCTACCAATCAAAAAACGGGGGCATGGAACCTTGGCCAGTCAATCATCGACATTCTTTCAACTGGTGGATACGCGTCTGCTGGTATTACTAGAAAGGTAGGAGAAAATGTTGCCTCTATCCAGCGTGGCGATCTTGGTGGCCTTCTTGATCTTCTTAATCCGCTATCTGTTCCCGGGGCAGCGGTAAAGGGTGTTCAGGAACGCAGAACTTACAGTGAAAACTTACGCGATCTTGGCGTAGACAAAAACGTTTCAACATGGTTAGGTCTTGCGCTTGACATTGGTCTAGACCCAACAACTTACATTACTGGCGGAACTATTGCTGGTGTAAAAGGTGCTGCCGCCGGAGCTCGTTTGGCTTCTGCTGCAAATAAAGCAAATGCTGTAGTTGTTCGCTCTGCAGCTGAAGCTGCTGCGATGAATTTGCCGGATGTTTCCCGCGCTTTTGTTCCTGTTGTTGAGCCGCTTACTCAAGGACAAAAACTTGGAAACTATTTAACTGGCGTTCTTCGTGGTTATGATTTTAAACGCGCTGAGCGTGCTGCCGACATAAGCAATAAGAAAATAAATAAAGAGGCTCGTAAATACGCAAAAGAAACCGGTGACGTCACCTATGCTATTGGTGCAGTAAAAGCTGGAGGAAACCTAGGTAAGGCTGCTACTAGTGCAATTAAGAACGAGACTGCTTTAATAAACAGAGATAAGTTTATGGAGGCTGTTGCAAAAAGTCCTGTCTTGCAAGAGCGATACGCTAAGCGTTTTGAAAAACTTCAGGCTCAAACTAAAACTTTGAAAGATACCCGTTTTATCGATCCAAAAACCGCAAAAAAGGTTAATGCTGTCGAAGCCAGCGAAGCCGCTAAAGTTGCCCAACTTGAAGAGGCTGCACAGATCACTCCACCACCCGCAGCTGCAATTGAAGAAATTTCGCCTGCTGTTCCAGGCAGCGTGCGGGACGTGCAAGAAACTGTTGTTGCGGCTAATAGCCTTAAAAGCGAAGAATTGCTTAATGCAATAAACGCTGACAAAAAAGCCCGTGCTGCGGTAACTCGTCAGGCAAACAAGATTAAGAGTTCTTATTCTCAAATAGAAACCGAAATTCTTGATTACGCAAACAAGGTTGTTGATCCCGCAACTGGAAAAAAACTTGCCGAATCCGCGGGCACAAAAGAAGAACTTTTAGATTACATAGCAGAAGGCTTAGGTACAAATAAATTAAAACCTACTGCAAATAGACTTGAAAGATTTGCTAAAGCAATCGGTACCACTAACGATCCAGCGCAAACAAAAGTAGAGCTAGTAAGAAAGACCTTAATTAGCCTGTCAAAGGATCTTAAAAAACTAGGAGATCTAGAGGAAAAAGCTGGAGCATACGCCAAGTTCCTTGAGAGCGGCGGTATAAATGCAACTACTGAAAACATTGCTGCTGCAATTGGAATAGTAAACTCTGCCGAAGTGGGCAAGCTTGTCGAAGAAGCGATAGACCTTGAGGGTGAGGTCAGCAAAAACATCTCAGACATTATTGATGAGGTTGCAACCGGTACACCTGGTACAAGCGCAAAAACAACCGAAGAACTTGCTGACGACGCCACAAACTTAAGACTAAGCTCCGCTGAAGAGCTCATCGGCTATTTGGACTTTATTGAAAAAAGCGGATCTACAAGCGCTGACTTCAGAATTGAATCTATTCTTAGAAACGCCATTGAGTATGGGCCGTATGCAAAATTAGAAAAATTTGCGAAAAGAAAAGGTCAGTCCGTAAAAGAGTTAATTTGGGATGCGATAAACGGCGACAAGAGTGTCATTAACGACCCTAACTTCTCCATATCCCCAGAGGCAGTAAAACTTGATTTCTTTAGTTCCGAGGCGCGTTTTTCCGTACAAGACCTTATTGTCAATAAAGAACGAAAGCTTGTAGCAGGAAAGAGTAGGACGCCAGCAGAGGCGATTGCGGAAGAATCTGCGTTGTCTGGTATTCAAGAAAGCACACTTAGATTACTAGGCGTGCAAGTTGGTACTGAAGAAAACTTATTAATGCAACTTCGCAGGGGTGGCGTTAAGAAAATTGGCGAAAAGCTAAGTAAGAATTTTGTACCACAAAGACTTCACCTAACACTCTCCGACATATTGCAATCAGCAATTAGGTCAGGCAAGGGAGACGCTTTTGCTGCTATTCGCTACCCTGGCGGTAAGTATCAAAACATTATGCCTAGCAACATTGAGTATGCATTTTTAACCTTAACAAGATACAAATCTCTTGGCCAGGAAATTAAACCAGGCACTGAAGCTTGGGAAGCAATTAAAAAGAGCCTTAATGAAAACTACAAACTTCCTGATGCAAAAGATGGCGTAATTGTCAACAAAGATGTTGACGATTTCTTTATCCCAGCACCACATCTTAACCCTAAGCCGATAGAGGTTGACGGTAAAACAATAACTCTTAAAAAAATACCAGATCTAGATAAAAAAATTGATAATGTAATTCAAGTAATGGCCGACACCTCAGATGAGCTGTTGTCAATTCATGGGGCAAGAGCTGCTTCCGTTATGGCCAATGAGGCGTCTGATGCAATGCAAAAGGGTAAGGAGTTTTTCCTTGAGTTATTTGAACTGCTTGATGCTAGAAGCGGATTCCTAAAAAATCTTCCCGACCTAGTTAAAGCATCTCCCGGAAACCCCACGAAGTTCCTTGGGCCAGGTGTCCCAGCAAAAAACGTCAGTGGATTAAACAAAATCACTGGTCTTATGAAATCGCTTATTTTGTCATCTGCAAAAAGCGCTGGTAAATTTAAAGACCCTAAAGTGGCTGACGAAATTAAAGAACTTATTATTAACATGTTTATGAAAAACCTTGTTAATGAAAACGACAAAAAGTTAATAGCAAAAATTGGGGCTAACGCGGCTGCGCAAGTAGCTTCGGAGGTAAGACACCAGTTTGACGAAGTTTACAAGGCTGTTAAAAAAGAAATTAACATGACCGATGCAATGGGTGCTACTAAGCGAACCGTTAAAGTAACACCTGCTCAAAAGGCAAAAGGTAAAGAAGCTAGATTTAGGTCTACCAAAGAAGAGTATAAAAAAGCAGAGTCACTTGTTCCGCAAACCTTAAAAGCGCAAGAACCAAGACTTGCAGAAGAAATTGCAAATCCTGCACCACTGGGAGATGAGGATAGCAACATATTCACCAACCTAGCATCCGGTGACGAGCTAGAAGATATTTTAACTGTTGCTATAGGCGAGGTCACTGACAATAGGCTGAGTGCCCGCTACATGACTGCAATGAGTGGTCGGTTTGGAATTGGTCTTGGCGGAAAAACTATTATTGGTGGTGTTGAATATAAAAACATTACATCAAGCACACATTACTTTACTCTTTCGTTAAAGCGCTTGGCTGAAAAGCACGGAGGCGATATAGCTAAAATTGACGACGCCTTTAAGCTTGTGCAGCAATGGGGTAAAGAAATGTACCAAAACTTTGAAGCTGGAAGATCCGAGATTCCATTTTCTCAGTGGTTACAGACTGCAAAGACCGGCAATGTTGATCTAGAAATTGCAGACGATCTATCTTTTATGGTCGACGCGTTATTTGGTGTAGACCCTTCCGATGTGCCAGTGGGTGTGTTTAGTCAGAGCTTTAAGCAGCCTTATTTTGCTGATGAACTAAACAGAATTTTTTCGGTTAAGGGATTCTTTGATATTGGTGAAGAGCAAGCATTTAAGTTACCAGGCGACATTGGTCCAATGGGCGTTAAATATTCTTGGGCTAGGGCTGACGTTGACACCCTTAAACAAGGGGCTAAGGGTAAGCCGTTTAACTCTCTTACATTCTTAGCTAACTACGCACAATCCTTGCACGCAGTGCAGACTCGAATTGGTATTGGTCAGTCCTACAGTTCCGCTATGGGTAGGACTCTAAAAGAACTTAAAGATGAAGGACTCACCCCTTCTGAAATAAGTAAGGGTTTTATAAAAGTTGATCCCGAAGATGAATTTGGTAAGTTCCTTGATCCAGAGATGCTTTTTGATGCTAGTGAACTTGAAAGAATGAAGTACATTAAGAAGTATCTTACGTACGAGCGTTCGTTTAGTAATGAGACTGTACAAGAAGTAGTCAACATGGTTGACATGATAACTAGCATTCTAAAGGCGTCTCAAACAACTTGGAGAATGGGACACCACGTAACAACCTCTGTTGGTGAAGGTCTTATGAACACCCTTGCTGGTGTAACCCCTAAGTATTACAGCAATGCTTTCGAGATTCTCACTAAGTACGATTCAACAACATACAAGCCAGGCGACAATCCTTTTAAGCAATACATGGATTATGCTTCGCCAAAGGGTATGCAACTTAAATACGATCAGGTCGGCACAATCAGCTTTGTTAACTCTACAACAGGCTCTGTTACCCTTGCTCCAGAAAGCGCAGTCATGGCTCTTGCAGATGAGCTTGGCATAATTATCCGAGGAGGTGCCGGTGCGGTAGAAGATATTGACATGCGCGGAGTGGGCGCACTTTCTGGTGGCTTTGTTGGTGGAGTAAGTAAAGTAAACGACAAGCTTTCTGGCATCAGCGCAGCCCGTGATAATTTCTTCCGCTTGGCGCACTTTATTAAAGAGATTGAAAAGGGTGGCGTCTACGGATCGCTAGAAGAAGCTGCGGTTGCAGCTGCACAGGTAGTAACGACTTATCACCCAACAGTTTATGGATTGTCTGCTTTTGAGCGTAAGTACATGCGTCGCGCTGTTTACTTCTACACTTGGCAGCGAATTGCGGCAACTAAGGTATTCCAACTAATTGTGCAACAGCCAGGCACCATTACAATTCCATCTAAGATCCAATATGCGTTCTCAGAGGCAAATGGTTTCAACCCAGAGTCATTTGGAGATCCATGGGATCCTAATGGCATATACGCTTCATGGAACACAGGCAACCTATACGGTCCACAGTTCCAGGGTCCAAATGGTCCAGGCGACGCATGGGGCTTTGGGCCTGCTGTACCACAGCTAGACATCCTAAACAGCTTGTTCAGCGGCTACACCGTACAGCCTGGCCAGACGGGCCTAGACGCCGTTACAAGGGGCACACAGAACCTTGCAGGCCAGAACCTATCGCCAATGCCTAAGTGGTTTGCTGAGCTCACCACGGGCAATAGGGTGGGTACTGGTGGCGACATCAGGAACCCACTAGAATATGCTATTGATCAGGTTGGTGGTATTAACACAATATCCAAGATAACTGGGCTAGGTCAGGAGCCAGAAAAGACTCTTACTCCTACTGAACAGGCCGAAAAGAAGACTAGACTATTGATCAACTGGTTACTTGGTCAGAAGCTGCAGGATTACTCAACTTCACAGACACAGAAACAGTGGTCTTTTGATCAAAGCAAAGCACTAAAGAACATGTTCCCAACACCATAACGGAGATACTATGAGCCTCAACCCAACATTTGATGACGTATTAGCGCTGACATTTGGCACGCTAGATGCAGTGTACGCGCTACACGCGCCAGAGAAGCCAGAAGATGATAATGATCCAGGCAAGTGCCTTCACTG